TGTTGTGTTTTCTGTTTTCGGTTGTTTTGGCTGTTCGTTCTGTTTCGTTTTCTTCCTTTGTTCCTGCTGCCTCGGGTGTTTTCTCTCCTGTTTCTGCCGCTGCCCTTCGTGGTGTTGTTTGTGCTGTTGGTGGTCGTTCGGCTGGTTGTTTTTGGTCTGCTTCTGCCGGTGCTGGTTCTCCGGCTGCTGTTGCCTTGGTCTCTGCTCTCCGTGCTGCTCGTGGCTCTGGTGTTGCCGTGGACCTGTGGTGTGCTCCTGGTCGCTCCGGTCTGCCTTGCCCCGGTTACTTCTGTGCTGTCTCTGCTCGTTGATCGTTCCTCTTCGGTTGCCTCTGCTTGCGCGGTGGCCTCCGTGGTGGTCTGTCTTGGTCTGCCTGTTGGCGCTTTTGCCCTGTTCCTTTGGAGTCTGTTATGTCTCGTGCTTCTTCTTTTGCCCGTTCGCTCCGTGCTTCTCGTACCCGCCGTGGTGCTCGCACTCGTTCTGTTGTGCCTGTTCGTTTGACTCGGGACGGTGCCTCCCCTGGTGCTGCCTTGTGGTCTTTCCGTGGTACTCGTTTGGTTTCTTCTTTCTTTTAAGGGGTCTGTTATGTTCCGCTTGTTTGTTACTTGTTTGTTGTTTATGTCGGCTCTGCTTTCTGTGGCTGTTGCCGCTGCTTACTCTCTTTGGCCTTTGTTCTTGGTGTCGTGCCTCTGCATGATCTGTTCTTACTGTGCCTTTACCTTCGAAGACTAAGTGCTTTGTCTGCAGGTCTCTTTGGCCTGTGGACAGCGTTCTTGCTGTACAACCCGTCATTACTCAAGGAGAATACAATGACATACGACCTTACCGACACAACTCGCTACACCGTTTGGGCAATTGGTGCCGCTGGTGAAGACTTGGTATACGCAACAGATCTCACTCTGTGGGATGCTGAGTTTGTACGTAATGAAATGAACAGCATTGACGATAAGTTTGATTATCGTGTTGCTGCTATGGATGGTGCTGAATTGTACCATCGTCACTTTACAACCGAAACTGACATGACTCCTTCAGAAGAATATGAAGACGTCATGAATGAGTTGGCTAAAGAATTTTCCGACAACCTCCACCGCTTTCAAACAGGAACATTCTAATGTACTACGTCTACTCAAAACGTTCTGGTCGTTTGTTGTTTAAGACAACTAACAAAGAAGATCTCAAACAATATCTACCCACACTGGTAGATGTACAATACTCTCATTGAGAGCTGTGCTTGTAGGATATTCACTGAGTATCCTATGAGGACAATCCGTCCACAGAGCGAACATCGTTCCTCTGCTCTTAACCTGACATAACCAAAAGGAAATACTATGTCTAAAGCCTTTACTCCTGCGTTCAAAGTTGCTGACAAAGCCAATGTTAAGTTCTCTACGAACAATCCACTTGGAGAAGATCGTAAGTCTTTACCTGTGACTATTGTTCAGCTTAGTTTCAATGAGATTACTCGGTCTATTGAGGCTATCGGTAGTGATAATCGTAAGCGTCAGTGCCGTATTGATCGTATCACCAACGAAGCTGACCTGAAAGCCTTGACAAAGCGTCTTCAGACAGTGTATGACAAAGAAACCCGTATCTCTTTTGTTGCTGCTGGTGGTAACGATCCTAACGTATGGTTCTATACTATTGTTGATGCCATCTAATCATTAACAAATAACAATACCTGTAGGACATTCTTGTAGTGTCCTATGGGTAGTGCTATCCGGTACTACTAAACGTCATAACTCAAGGAGAATACTATGACAACTCGCTATATCCTGTTGAACGCTCTCAACCCAGACGACTTCTCATGCACATACAATGAGATGATCGAAGCTTTAGAGGAGTTTGGTGTACAAACACTGATATCCACAGACACAGTAGGTAACACAACTGTATATGCAGTGGCAAATAGTGTGGAAACACTCATCAGCATGACAGAACAGGTAGAACTGCCGGGTATTATACTGGAATATACAGCAGTGTATGACCAGGTACAAGTAATCTAACACAAAAGGAGCACAAACATGCAACTGACTAAGCACCGTGATACATTTACACTGAACATGTCATTTGAAGACCTGATATTCTTGGTAAATACACTAGGAAGTGACCCACAAACCACTGAACAACAAGAGAAAGTGACTAAAGTACTCAAAGAACTAACCAAGTTTCAGGCTTTTGCTATAAGTTATGAACAGTATATGCTTGAACAAGAGGCTATTGCTGAAGGATTAACAACATAACACATATACCCACAAGAAACTGCCACACTACAACTGGATAAATATATCTAACTGGATATATTCTTCCGGTAATACTGGATAAATATATCTAACTGGATATATTCTTCCGGTATGTGGCGAGATCATCAGGAAAAGAGGTCTTTTGTGGTGGATTTTGTGTGGGTATCAAAAGCTTATCAATCGACTACTATCAATAAGAAAGTTTTATCAATGAAACCTGACATATTAGAACACTACCAACCAAACACTCCCGAACCATACACCTATGACCTTCTCAACCTAACTCCATCCCATCTAGCGTGGATTAATGTCGCTGTTGAGAAAATGGGATTAGGTAAACACTCTAACCCAGAAATGTACAATGAAATCCTACAACTAACCAGTTCATACTGGAAAAGCTACCCACATAAAGAAAGCTCCAAATGAAAAACCAACTATTCCTCGAAGCATGGCTCTCCGGTGACACTATCCAAGTACACCTCGGAGAAGACTGGTACTCCATACCTCCAATAAACAGCTGCACTGATACTCCATACCACTTCTCCGATGACTATACTCTGAGAATCAAACCTAAAGCGTTCACCTCAACCACCTATATCCAAAGAAAGCACACAAACGACAAATCTCCGCTACACCTTGTAGACTCCTACACCGAACATCCCAATATTGAGCTTACTTGGGAAGATAACATTCTCATCTCTGCAAAGGTACTTTAATATGAAAATCATCCTCCAAGACGACACCGAAGCATTCACTCCAATAACATTAACTATTGTTATCGAGTCCCGTAAAGAAGCTCAAACCCTCTACGAACTAGGTAACTATGGGCATCGAATTGAAACATTCATGGGAGAATCATACCGACCACACCTACCATATGACGAAGTATTAACTCATTTCTACAACGAACTCAAGGAACAATTCTGATGGAAACCACTACCAAAACCGCCATTGTCGCAAAAGTAATCCATGAAAAACAAATAAATCTTGTTCTCACTCTTACACCTAAAGAAATTAAAACTTTATTAACATTAGGCAATACATCCCACTGTGATCGTGTAAAGTTCCTGGAATCAGTGCGTAATGTAAGTAATGAACAAGCCAATGACTGCTCAAACTTACTCGCAGAAATGTACTTTGCTGCTGCAAGATACAAAAAAGAAAACTCTTTATAAATCATCGACTTAATTAGTCGGTACCTAATAGAAAACTCTCCGGTGGGTAATATTATATAGGTATATTAATATAGGTACTTCTATTAAGGTATCTAGTTAATCTACTTATCAACTCAGGAACAACATATGACCACAGCTAAAGACATCTACTTTGACCTTATCAAGAGAGTCAAACAGAAGGTTAACTCAGAGATCAGAGTAGTATATGATCCAGAGACAGGTATCCAGAAGACCTTTCTTCATGGTAAACTCTTAGGGGTAAAGAAGTTTATACCTAACAAGTATAGAACAAAGGAGTTAGGTTCTAACGACCCTAATAAAGATTAGTTATGTCTGATGTTCAACACATAACAGCTATCATAAAAGATAAAAGAAATAATGTTCTAAGTATAGGTCAAAACAACTATGTCAAGACTCACCCGTATCAGGCTCTATGTGCGGCTAAAGCAGGCTTACCAGAAAAGATATTTCTTCATGCTGAAATAGATGCTATCATCAAGTGTAAAGATATATCCAAAGCTCACTCTATTCATATCTTCAGAAAAGGTAAATCTAAAGAGTATCTATTAGCCAAACCTTGTCCTGTTTGTGTTACTGCTATCAACAACACTCCTATTAAGAAAGTGTATCATACATGACTGAAAAGAATGAAACCATGACTCTAAACCTAAAACCTCACCGCAGACCATATGTCTGGTCTATCAGAGCTAACTGGAATGTACCTGATGGATTGTACTTTGATCCTACCTCAGGTGAAATGTTCTCTGTATCCAATGAAGCATATGTAAGCTACTTAGGTAGAATACCTGATAAATACCTAAAAGACACACAACTAAACCTAGTCGGTACCTAATAGAGAATACAGAGAACAAATAAAAAGACCACAATTAAGTGGTCTCTTAGTTAACTTAAACCTTCTTTCTTAAGAATTTCTTTAAGTTCTTCATCAGTCAAATCTTCTACTTTAGATACATTTGTCTGTTCAAGTCGTGATAGCTTGGGTGCTTCATACTCAGCTAACTGTGATGCATACCTACTGGCATCTTCATAGTTCTGCTTTGATAGGGCATCCATCATACTCATCTTAATAACGTCTAAGGCTTTAATATCGACAGATGCTAACACCTTCTTAACTACCTCAGCACTGCAATTAAACTCCTCAGTAAGAGCTTTAATTGCTTCAGCGTTACGCTTACGACTATCAACAGACTTAGCCTGATATTCTCTGGCCATGTCTTTGTTAGTAATAACCTTCAGGTTAGCCAAAGAGTTAGGGTGAGCAACTCTAACATAATTTTTCTTCATTTCGTTCCTTTAATAAACTTTACCTAATAGGTACCAGCTCATGTCAAACTCTATCCAAATCGAAGTTACAGGCACTGATCTTGAAATTATTGCCATTACACTATCTGATAAAGAAGTTAAAGCTATCTATGAACAAAACAAAAGTCTCAAAGAAGAAGTTAAAAACCTGAACAAAGAAGTTGAAACACAAAAGTCCAACTATAAATGGGCTTCTGAGAGTCGTGATAAAGTAACATCTGAAGTTTCCCAAGCTAACACTCTACTAACTGCCTTAGGTGTACAACTACAGACTAACGAAGAAGAATCTTACCGCCGTACTGAGCTACCTGTTGCTACCCGTATTGCACTATATATTGCTACTAACAAATGAGTGAATATATCGAATACAAAAACGACTATTCATTCAAAGAAAATTTAATCACACAATTCACAAATCCAAAAGGAAATAAAACCATGACTACTAACACAAACCAAACCGAAGGCTTCAACACTATTGTACGCGATGTACAACTCTATTGGGCTAAGCTAGACAAGCCAGTCGATCCATTTGGCACATTGCAATGGGAACTGACTGTTCAAGTGCCTAAAAAGCGTGAGTCTGAAATCTCATCATTTGGTAAAGTCAAAGAAGGTTTTGATAAAGGTACCGTAGCAGTAGCTCTCAAAAAGAAAGCTTTAAAGGCAGACGGTACAGAAGCAGCTAAAGTAGGTGTAGTAGATGCCAATAAGCAACCATTTGACAGCAAGTTAATTGGTAACGGCTCTACAGGTAACATTATTGTATTCCAGCGTCCTTACGAAATCAAAGCACCTAACGGTAAAGTTACCAAGTCAGGTACTTCCACAATGCTAACCAAAGTACAAGTAACAAACCTCGTCAAATACGAGCGTAAGTCTGATAACTTCGTTGATTTTGACGATGAAGGTGGTAATGAAACTAACGCAGCACCGTCTAAAAATGACGATTTCTGAATAGATAATTACCCTCTATAAATATAGCCCATAACGGTCCTGAAAAGGTCTGTTATAGGGCTTTTTATTTCGAAAGACTATATGAACAAGCAAATTGTACTCAATATTCTCCGTGCAGAACTTCATGTACAAGAAGAAAACCTCCTATTCCACAAAGCAGAAATTGCTTATCTGTGGGAACTCTGTGATCCACTTCAAAAGAACAATCCATACACTGAAGTACTATTTGCATCACTAAACCAGCATAAAGAATTAGCTCGTCAAACCAAGCGTAAACTAAAAGCCATTCGTGATAGTATCAAAACCATTAAACAAGTTGTAGGAATTATCCATGTCTGAATTAAGCTTAAAACAAATCCTAGACCAATACGATAGTGATGAACTAGAGTGTAAAGTAATTGAAGAAGGTGACTGGATTAATGAACACAAGTACCAATTCAAAACCGACATCATTGAATATAACAGTAAATACTATGAAATCATGCAGAATCGTAGTGGATCTTACTGGTCTGACTATGAATACGGTGATTCTGAAATCCGTGAAGTAAAGCCTGTAAAGAAAGTTATTGAAGTAACCAGTTGGGAATCTGTAAATGTCTGATCGTAAACTAGCAACAATCCGTGTTATCCAACAACTAAAGCCTATTAAAAACGCTGACTTAATTGAAGTAGCTGTTATTGATGGTTGGGAAGTCGTTATCAAAAAAGGTGAATTCAATGTAGGTGATCTATGTGTATACTTTGAAATTGACTCATGGATTCCCACAGAACTAGCCCCATTCCTATCTAAAGGTAAAGAACCTCGTGAATACCAAGGTGTTAAAGGTGAACGTCTACGCACTATTAGACTTAAAGGCCAAATTAGTCAAGGTTTAGTATTACCACTATCACCTGCTGATAAAGAGTTCTACGGTATTAATGAAGATGTAACTACTGAATACAATATTCTCAAATGGGAACAAACTATTCCAGCACAATTAGCCGGTAAAATGGCTGGTAACTTCCCTTCATTTATCCCAAAAACTGATCAAGAACGCATCCAAAACTACGGTCGTACACTTGAAAGCCTTGGTACACAAACATGGGAAATCACTGAAAAGCTTGATGGTTCTTCAATGACTGTCTTCCGTACCTCCAAAGAAGACGGTTCAACACATCTTGGCGTATGTAGTCGTAACTATGAACTTAAAATTGATGATCTTGATAATGCATTTGTAAAAACAGCTCATAAAGAATGTATCCTATCTAAACTAGCTGCTCATAATCTAAATGTAGCTATCCAAGGTGAACTGTTAGGCCCAGGTATTCAAGGTAACAGCTACAACATGAATGAGCCAACATTCTTCTGCTTTGATATCTGGGATATTTCCACACAACAATACTACTCAACTGAGCAAAGATTATCTCTGTGTAAGTCTATTGGTATCCAACATGCACCTGTCTTTGCCAACTACCACACCAGTGAAGATACCAAAGTAAATGAACTCCTAGCTGTTGCAGAAGGCAAATCATTATTAAACCCTAAAACAGAACGTGAAGGACTTGTATTCAAAAACGTCTCTGATCCATCCAAATCTTTCAAAGCTATCTCTAATAAATGGTTATTAAAAAATGATTAAATTGCTATTTGTATTCTTCCTGACAATGTTTGTTGTGGCCGGTAGTTACTGGTTCTTCAAAGATAATTTCACCTTAAAAACAGCTAAAATTATGTTAGCTGTATTAGCCACGGCTTTCGTATCCGTATCAGTATTAACAGCCATTACACTTCTCTTTTAAAGGTTTCAAAATGTTCTTCAATACACCCAAAACAGTTGCCTCAGTTGTTGCATCATTTCAAAAGACTATTGATGATCTGATGGCTATCAATGAAAAAGAAACTCAACGATACAACAATATTGAAATTGAAATCCAGCAACTGAACGCTGAACAAAAGAACGCACAAGCAGAGGCATTCAATGCCAAAGCTGTTGCCGATAAAATCGCTAAACTTATTTCCGCTTAATCAACTCAAAGGACACATAACATGACTAAATTCTTCAAAATCACCGCCCTAATTGCCGCCCTAGTAACACTACAAGCATGTACCCGTATTGAAACAGGTGAAGTAGGTGTTCGTATGAATGCATCTAAACAAATTGAAGGTACTGAACTACAGCCCGGTGGTTTCTACCAAACTATGGTTGGTTCTATCCTTACATTCCCTGTAAAAGATATTGCTGTAACTCTGGAAAACAAAACACCGATGACTGCTGATAACAGTCCATTAGCTGACTTCGATATTACAGTTGTGTATGGTTTAAACTCCACATCGGTTGCTGAGCTATACTCTACGAAGAGTCGTTCATTCCATACTGAACACAAAGGTGATATCTTCCTGATGCACAACTATATGAGCACTCTGGTAAACAATGCTGCTTATAAAGTCGTTCGTCAGTACAAGTCACTTGAAGTAGCTGATAACCGCGCTAAGATTGAGGCTGAAATCCAGCAAACAGTAACTGAGCAACTTAAAACAGAAAAGCTTGATACAGCTATTCAATTAACTGTAGTACAAGTACGTAACATCCTGCCTAATGCTGATATCTTAGCATCCGCTACTCAATATGTCAAAGCACAAAATGAACTTAAAGTAAAACAAACTGAAGTTGAAATTGCCAAGAAAGAATCTGAGCGTATGGCTGCATTATCATCCAACTCAGGTCAGAGTATTGCTTACATGCAAGCACAAGCTCAAATGAAAATTGCTGAAGGTATTGCAGCAGGACGCGTACACACTATTGTTGTTCCAATGGACTTTAAAGGCATGGTGAATGTCAAGTAACTTCAAACCAGTATCACGGCTAGCGGAACGTAATGCAATGTGTCGTGCCTGTCAAGAACCTATTCCTAAAGGTACACCTATGATTAGTTGGTGGTCATACCTAAACAGTGGTATGCATATCCACCTTCATGAACAATGTGCTATAGATATAGGTAATATGGCAATAGAAGCTCAATATGAAAGAGTTAAAGATGTCTGACGTAGAACAATTCTGGGTTAAACTACAGCCTCACTTTCCTAACTGGAAACCTTGGCATGAACTACATCCAATGCAGCAAATGCAGGTTGTTCAAGGGATTAATATGATCTTAGGAGTTGTATGAGTGATTATGAAAAGCGAGTTAACGAATTACTTTCTGATGCAAATCATCTTATGTATAATGCAACTAAAGCTCCAGAAATGAGTAAAAAATATTGGATTATAAAAGCCCAAGAAAAAGCTTTTGATGCATATGCAGTACCAACAGACTTTAAATATGAGTTTGTAATGCCTGAATGGGGTACCTATGGAACCTAAAGACTTCCCTCAACGATACTTTGTAAGACAGCGTGCTTACTTTGACGGCTACCTACATGAAATTGTAGATGGACGTACCGGTGATGTGTTCAACACATACAATTTCTATGAAATAGCCCATAAACACTGTGAAGAGTTAAACAATGCTTAAAAAGAAACGCTCAATGAATCCTGAAGTTCTGGCTAAAGGTAAATTAGCCTTAGAACAATGGCGTAAAGAAAAAGCCTATGCTGAAAAGAAAGGTGGTAAGTTTCTTGAGGCGTGGATTGAAGAACAAGCACTGAAGAAAGCTCAAAAGAAAACGTCACCTATGCAAGCTATTAAGAACTTCTGCAATAACTGTGTAGGTGATATTCGTTCTGATATTACCAACTGTACTGCTAAAAGTTGTTCTTTGTATATCTATCGTCCTTACCAGAAAGATGATGTATGACCAAAAACAAAGCACTCGACAAGGCGCTGAAGTTTATTGAGGTCAACCATTTTGGTGGACCAGATGCTTTTGAGCTAATCACCGCCATCAAACAAGCCCTTGCAGCACCTACTGTGCAAGAGCCTGTGGCGTGGGTTGAGCGTTGGTATGGATCGGGACAAGAGCACGGATGGTGGGTATGGGAGAAACATAGCCTGACGCATGGACAGGCCGTGGCTTGGATTGGAAACGGGCCTTTCGCTGAACGTCTGACAAGCATCATCGTTGAAAAGCACAATGCCGCATTGTTTTCGACAGAGCCCGTAAAGGAACCGTTTGCACCTGATCCACACGGCGCATCTGGCCCCACCCCACCCGCAGCACAACGGCAATGGATTGAGTTGACGGATGAAGAAATTGAGCCATACTACGCTGCGAATAAACCTTTAATTAAATGGGTCGAAGCCAAACTCAAAGAAAAGAACACATGAGAGAGTTTACTAAGCTTGAAGCGGAATGGCTAAAATTCCTTGGAGACTTCGGTCCAACCGTACATCCTCAAAATAAAGAGATTAAAGGATATATGAATGATGGTAAAACATATTTAGATAGCAATGATCTGATGAGCATGAGTGCCGCTCTAAAATCCGTGGCAGAATGGTTAAACGAAAGAAACGAAAATGAAACTCTATGAACTACCCCGTGACAGCTACTTCACCATTAATGATGATGAAACAAAAGAAGTGTTCTTCTTCAAACATGTTGACGGTATGTACTCATACTGCCTTAACATGAAAAACGATGTTATTCACTTTGCAGCATGGACTGATGTTGATATTGTTAAACCAGTTAAAACCTACTCAGGAGATCAACCTAACTACGTACAGGCACCTGTATGAGCAGTTGGCTTATAGTACTAACAGGATGTATCTATGCGTACATCTCTATTGAACAAGGTATAAAAGGAAATATTGGTATGAGTATCTGTTACTTCGGTTATGCTGTAGGTAACATCGGTCTATGGAAAATGGCACAATAAAATGAATCAATATTACGTTGTATCGTCTCTTAAAAATTTCTTTGTATATGCCAATACGGAGGCTGAAGCTTACTATGAAGCTGATGCTTATCTAGGCTATACACCTGAGCATCTTGAAGTATTTTTAGATGAGGTATTTGTATGAACTACAAAAAGATTTATGTTATCTATGATACATTAGATGATTCTTTTGTATCCATTAACAACAAAGCCGCATGGACAAAAGCAGGTAATGCCAAAAGTGCATTCACCACTGGTTACCGCTACGCTTATAACTCACAAGAACGATATATTGTATTACCAGTAACTGTAGATGAGGTACGATAATGAATAAACAACGAACAGTATATTTAGCTGGCCCTATGGAACATGTATCTATTGAAGATGCCGTAGGTTGGCGTACAACAGCAGAACTACTGCTATGGCGTAATGAAATCCAAACCTTAAACCCATGTCGCCGTGTCCATAACTTTGAACCACGATACATGAAGCGTATCTTTGAACTAGACCTTCGAGATATTCAAGAATCAGACATTATCCTAGTTAACCTAGACAAACCGACTGTAGCTAAACACGGTACAGCTATGGAAGTCTTCTATGCATCCTATGTACTGCGTAAACCTGTAGTAGCATTTAAAGCTGATGCTTCTGTAATTCATCCATTCTTTGAGTCACTTGTAACTGAATGGCGCTCTGATGTAAACAAAGCTTGTGAAAGTATTATTGAAGAATATCTATGATTACAAATATCTGGGTCACCATTCTATGCATTGCATCCTTAATTGTCATTGCACAATTTTTCCGTAAACCTAAAGTACATATCTAAAATGCCATATATTAATCCCGAACAAAAGAAAAAATTAGTAGTTGAGTATACCAAACATAACACTATGGATCTTGGAATTGAATTCCCTGATAATCCAGGCGAACTAAACTATGTTATTACTATGCTAATTAAAAACTACTTTAATAACAAACCCTGCTACCAGTCTATCAACGATATTGTAGGTGCATTAGAAGGTGCTAAACTTGAGTTCTATCGCCGTGTAGCTGCACCTTATGAAGACTTAAAAATAAAAGAAAACGGAGATGTATATTAATGGCTCTACCTAAGTATGTGAATGAATACTACGAACCATTTACTAATCAACAAAAGAAAGACTTCTACGATGCAATGACACCTAAATGGTCTAATGCTATGGCTAAACAATATAACATTGAAGCCGATGAAGAAGAATACTATAAAGGATTTAAAGGTATGGATATAAACAAATTAGTAGACACCAACCTTAAAACAGCTGCTGCTCAAGGTAAACCTAAACTATCAGACGTACCACCAGTAGCTCTATTTGCTTTAGGTGCTGCTATGTCTGACGGTGCAAGTAAATATGGCCGCTATAACTGGCGTGAAACAGGTACCACTGCTAGCGTATTCTATGACGCTATGCATCGACACTTAGCAGACTGGTATAACGGTGAAGACTTTGCCCATGACAGCAAAGTAAATCACTTAGCTCATATTATGGCCAGTTGCGCTATCTTGTTGGATAGTGAATTACACAGCAGTATGAATGATGATCGTGATAAAAGTAAGTCAGAAAGTATTGCAAGAAATGAAACATGGAAAACATTATGATTAAACCAGTAGTACATTACTCAGGGCCAATTTCTATCCGTGAATGGTTATACTCTAAACCAAATAACATTGAGTATATTGCCTATCTACCTGAAGTGCTAGACCACCCTAATTTAGGAAGGTGTTCTCAAGTACGTACTTCGGGTATTGTAAAGTTCCCTGATAAAAGTGGTACATTCGAAACACGTAACACGATCTACGAGAAGGTTAATCCCGCATCTGAATTTGGACTGGTAAATGAATCTTATTAAAACAGTTAAACGATGGGTTGCCGGTGATGATAAACTGTTTGACATCTATACATGTACCGTAGATGAAGTTGAACAATTTACCAGTGATTCAGGTAAGTCAATGATCCGAATTAAAGTAGGTGACAAAGAGTTCTCAGGTCTATACAACAAATGGGTCTATGAACATCTCTGTGAAAACGAAGGATCACCTTCTTTTGTAGTACTATGGCGTAGTAAAAATAAACCTTGGGTAGCATATGTCAAAGAAATCTGGCAAGACCATATTAAAGGGGAGTACAACACCGAAGTACCCGCCGAAACTAACACTTACAGCTCAAGCGGTGAGTCATTTGTCTATCTTTGGGTATCCAAAAGTACAGACCGAAAGTACATTGGAAAGCACAAAGGAACGCATGATGACGGATATATTGGGTCAGGTGAAGCTTTCCTAGAAGCTTATAACGAGTTTCCTGATGACTTTAAACGTACTATTCTGGCATACGGTACTGATGAAGAAATGCATGAGCTAGAAACAATGTTATTGTTACAGTTAAAAGCATTAAAGTCAGATATGTACTATAATTTGAGTAACAATCTAAGAAAATAAATATGACAACCAAAGAACTCGCAGTAGAATTTATGAAAATGATGGATATCTTAATGGATAGCAAAGGATTAAGGAAACTGACCCTTAACGAAGTTGCCATTGTATTTGATCAAGCAGAAGAATTAGCCAATGCTGTTATCAAGGAAAGTAAATGAGTAAATACAATTTTAATACACAACTAGGTACTCAAAACTACACTATTCAATTAGACGTAGCCAAAAAGTATGGTTGCTTTGAGCACGATCGCCTAGGTGATCAGTCCGGTGGTGGTCTGTGGTTTGATAAAGACCTTATGCTAGAGGATTATGATGGTGTATTTGAATTACCATCTGAGGTAAAGAATATTCTTGTAATGTTTGGTATGTGTGATAAGGATTTTTAATGAAACCAATGTTATTACCCCGTGAAATGCCTGATCTAGACACACTGGAATATCCTGTCTATGTTACCCCTAAGTTAGATGGTATCAGGTGTCTTATTAAACATGGTGTAGCTCTGAGCCGTACACTCAAACCTATTCCTAATAAGTCTATCCAAGAGTGGGCTCATAATAACGCAGAGCAACTAGAAGGTATGGATGGTGAACTTATTGTTGGTTCACCTACCTCATCTACAGTATATCGTGATACAAACTCTTTCGTTATGTCTATTGATAAAGTAGGTGAGTTCTTCTTCTATCACTTTGACTATTGGAATAATGCTGATGATTGCTACGATGATCGATTAAATAAAACTATTGACCCTAGTTTACCGGATAACTACCGTTTGGTTATACGACAACTCGCGCACAATAAAGCACAACTATTAGCTAAAGAAGAATTCTGTTTAGAAGTTGGTTATGAAGGGGTTATTTTACGTAATCCTCAAGGTAGATATAAATACGGTCGCTGCACTATCAAAGAAGCTAATGCATTCAAACTAAAACGGTTTGAGGATGACGAAGCTGTTATCATTGGTTGGGAAGAGGAAATGTATAATGGAAACGATGCAGAAGTTAAT